CGATGACTTTTGGTGCAGTTGTGGTGGTTATCATTGCGGGTCTTTTCTCCATTCTGCTATTTGCCAAGTGTAGCAAGTAGCGCATCGGATATTGTAGGTCTGGTGCTCTTGGCATTCGGGCGTGTCGGCGGCGTCAGCCTGGCCGGCATTGCCCGGACTGTGATTCTTTATTATCTGTTGCGAGACGCCTGACGCTCGGGCAGAGCCCGCGTCGGCGTCGAGCTGATATGTTCTTATTTGTTCCTTATCTATTCGGGGGACATGGGTGTCCGCCCTTGGGTGTCTCAAATGTCCGCCCTGTGTGTCGTAAATGTCCGCCCCTGGGAGGACGTGAGTGTCCGCCCCACCCCGGACATGGGTGTCCGCCCCTGGCGCAAATTTGGACAACGAATCGACCCCGCCGGCCAGGTCAATCACATACTTATTTGTTCCGCGTAGACCTGCCTGGCGCATTGTTTTGAGCACACCTTCGGTCTCGAGTTCACGGATGATGCGTCGAGCGTGCCGGATGGATGTGCCCGCTTGCATTGCGATGGTGGTGACGCTGGGCCATGCGGCGTTGCCGTTACCTTCGTTTACATAGTCGGCGAGAATTATGAGAATGAGTTTGTGGATGCCTTCTACGCGATCGGTGTGGATGATACGTTTGACAAGTTTGAAGCTCATATTGTTTCTTCCCCTGCCATACATAGAAGAAGGTTTGCGGTCGCTCGTGCGGTCGCGTGGTCTGCATAGGCGTATCCGAGTGCCCGGACGCACAGCCGAAGCTCATCAAAATTGAGATGAGCGGTGTCGTTGATTTGATGCAGAATTCGATTGAATGACTTTATCTCTTCGCCAATTAGTTTGTCGTACTTTGCGGCGGTCTTCTTCCACCGTTTTGCTTCCTCTCTAATCGAGTCGATGTCATTGGCGTCGAATCGCAGCTGAAACTCGAGCTGTCGCTCCTGCTCCTCGTTCATGCCCGCATCCCACAGATAACACATTCTGTTGTGCCACCTTCACCAATTTTGAGCCAGTGGTGTTGATGTGTAGTGTTCATGATTCTCCTAAATGAAATCCCGCCGGACATCTAGCCATGCCCGGCGGGAAGTGTTAGGGATGAGGCTAGTCAGGTAGAGCATAGTCCATGAGAGCTCGAACGCAGATGATTGTCTGCTCGACTTCTGATGGGTATTTGCTGGCCGTCAGTTTGTAGACCTGTTGATCGCCCTTCTCGAAGGCGTTTGCACGCTCGAGTCCGTCGAGGACGCTTTTTGCCAGGTTGTCGACGTCTTGCCTAGAGTGTGTTTTTGTTCCGAAGTAGAGCCATACTTCGACCATGCCTTGCAGCTGTGTTTCGCCGTATTTATCGAACCACGCATTGCCAACCATTTTTTCAAATTGAACGGTTTTTGACGGTGTGTGGACCATGCCGTTTCGACCCAATCGCGGACGCTCTTTAGCAATCGGATGACCCGGCACGGTCAGATCATAATTGTCAGCCATTGAGAGCTTTTTTGCGGGCGGTAAAGTCACTAATGAGTGTTACGGAGTCACCGGAGTCGACAGCTCGAGACCATAGATTGTTGAGCTCGCTGAGTGTTGTTGCCGCTTCGATGTCTTTTGCAGTGATTTGCGTCGCTTTGTTAGCGCGTTCTACTTTTGCCATCTCTTCGCGGGATGGTCGTTTACCTTTAGGTGAAAATGCTCCGCCGAGTAGACTAATGGCTCGGCCTGTCGACGATGTGGCACAGTTTTCGACCCACGATGTCCTGTTGACCGGTGACGCGTCTTTGACTTCGTGTGCTAGATCGACGCAAGTAGGCAATTCGTCAGTCGCGTTGAGATAAATGGAGCATTCAACAATAACGCTCTTTTCGTCGATGTGTGCGATTCTGTTGACAATGCGGCCCTGGCTAAACGTCTTCCTAAAAAGGTCGATGCGTTCCTGCACGGTTTGATAATCAGCAAGGTTGAAATTAGCCAATTTGTGTCTCCCATTCTTTGTAGTTGTTGAAGTCTGTCACGAATCGTTTTGCAACCTCGATAAGCTCCGCAATCATGTCATCGTCGCGGGTAATGATAATGTGCTTCGGACTCATCCAGGCCGGGACAAATTCGCCAGCATCGGATTCGGTACGCAACAGCCATCCGAAGACGCATTGGGTTGCACCAGTCACATACATTTGCCACTGAACCTGCCGCCGATACTGGATAGGAATGTCCGTGTGAATTGTGCCGCGATCTAAACCTTTGTCCCAGTCTTTGCCAGTTGTTTTGACTTCGGCGATAATCGACCAGTCTTCGTTCAGGCCGTCCGGGGTTGCCAGGTGACGTTCTTCTTCCGCAGCTGCAATTAGCCAGTCGTTCGGTCGAATCCGATACTCCGGCGGTAGGCCGTTGACAATCCAAGTCTCATATTCGCGGCCGAAACGCATATAAGCGTTATCTTCAATAATGTTTGATTCGGGATGTAATGCACGCTCGAGCTCTGCCATGTACCCGCCGGGGCCTGATGCCGCTTTTGCGACGGTCGTAGCACTTACCCCATACTCTCGGGCTCGATACCATTCTTCAGTCCCAGAACGCGCTATTAGTCTCTGATTGTTCATGCATAATCCTCTCCCCGATTTTGAGCATTCGTTGAGTGAATTCTTCCATGACCCTACGACGTCTAATGCGGGTCAAAGGCATTCCGAGATTGAAGGCCAGGTTATCCATGAAGGCCTGTTTTGTTTTCCATTCCGCAATAGCCTTTTCTGCCCGGAGTGTTGCCAATTCTTTGGCTACGACGCTTGGGTGCGGCCAGCGTTCATTCGGGTGTGCCATAGACCAGCAGTGCCCATCCGATAAAGGCGGGGATGAGAGCCCAGGCCGTGAAGAAGTTGATGGTCAAAGATACGACAAGGATTGTTGTTCCGAGTCGTTTTGCTTGCTGTCGTTGCATGGTGATCCTTTGCTAGTAGGTGTGCTCACAATAGCATGAGATGGGGACTATCGTGCCCTAATCACGATAGTCCCCGCCGGATAGGTAGAAAGGAGAAAGACCCTACCCGGTTATGGTCTCGGGAGACTCGCTAACTGGAGTCGCTACATCCGAGACAATTTTTACAGCTGCGGCCTTTTCTTTTCGAGCTTCTCGAGCTTCTTGGCGCAGTAGTTTTTCTGGGTCAATCCAGCGGCCGCCGCGATCTTTGATTGCAAAGTGCAAATGTGGTCCGGTGGTCGCTGTGCCAGTGTTTCCGCTTTTTCCAATCAGTTGACCTTCCTCGACGTGCTGACCATTGTCGACGAGAACCTTTGATAGATGAAAGTAATGGCTCAGTCGACCGTCGCGGTGGCGGATTACTACTGCGAGACCTGCAGAGCTGTTGCGGTTTTCTGTGGCCGATACGACTCGACCTGCGGCGGTTGCGTGAATTGCTTCACCGACAGCGCAGTTGTAGTCGACGCCGGGCGAGAATGAGCCGCGTGTGACGTGCTGTGCGAAATTGTCGTTGATGGTTTTGGTTTTGCATGGTCGCCTGTAGTCGACGTCTACCATTGTTAGCCTACTTTCGTGAAGATGATTGAGACGATGACTGCGGCGACACCGGATATCCCGGCGAAGCCCCAGACCTTCATCTCAAGATTGCGGATTCGTTGTTCGTGGTCGTCGAGCTGCTTCGGGTGATCGCCAAGCCGAACCTCGAGCTCGACGAGCTTCTCATAGATTCGGTCGAGTGTTACGACCACACCGTCACTCACTTTTTGCCGTCTTTAGCGCGTGCTGTTTCGATGGCCGAGTTTATGGTTGCGTTGAAGTCTCCTTCGTCGACCTGGCCCTTGCCGGCGTAGATGAATGCGAGTGCGCCGAAGATGCCCAGGACGCCGGTGAGTGCTCCCATAAGTGCGCTCTGTGCAACGGTGAGACCGATGGCCGAGCCTGCACCTAGTCCGGCGATTGCTGCGCCCAATGCGAATGATGCGATGCGAAGGACGCGCTTGAATAGTTCGTTCATGTTTATACCTTTACGAGATAGTAGTCGATCATGTAACGGTCGGGGTCGACCGTCCCATCAATGCCGACTATGCGATATGTAGTTGTTGTTCCGGAGTAAATCAAAGAAATTGTTTTGCCCACAGTCAGTGAAGATAGTGAGGCTAAATCTTCTTGAGCATTCCAACGAATTTTTTTTGCTCGAATTGATGTTGTTGAATAAATGTTGATAAATTGAGCAGCTAATTGGTCAACGTAATTTGTCGTTTTGAATGATGGTGAGCTGCCTACACCGCCGCACCAACCATAAATGTTTGAAGCGTCTGTAGGGAAGTCACCGTCCATGTATGCGTCGTTTGATTTTGATAACATCCAGGCATCTGCCCATACTCGGTCGCCGACTGTCAAGTTTCCACCACCTGAGCGTTCAAATAACATTTCTATTGTTGCTCGAGCCGCAAATGCTGGGGCCGTACCACTTCCGCTGACCAAATACCAGGTATTTGCAGTTGTCAAGGTTGTTGTGGCCGGAGTGGTTGTCGACAACAATGTTTCAGCGTCGTCATACCAGTTGACCCTCAATAATGCTCGCATATCGGTACGCGATGTTGTTCCCCGGGCACCATAGCCTTTCCAGTAATATGGTATGCCGCCAATGACCGGAATACCGTCAGCTTCTCCACCACTAAACAAAATACGCGCGTTAGTTGATGCAACAATTTGTCGCGATCGCATAGCCCACTTACCGGTGTATGCACTGAATGGATTAAGATCATCAATCGGTTTGCGACGTCGAACAATAGAGTTGACATTGCCTCTTGTATACCCATCGTCAGAGTATTCGATTGACGGGTTTACTATCAGGTTGAAAACAGCATTGGTGCTGACGGTCGAATTTGTTTCAAATTCTGTCTGTCGAACACCATAATTTGTAATTGATGAAGAACTTGTTTTGGTATAAGTAGTTTCGTTCTTAATTCCAACAACATTTGAATTATTTACAACAACATAATTCTGTTCATTGAAACCACCGATTTTTGTGACTTCAAGATCGTCAACATGCAGTCGACTCGAATTATTGACAACGACAACATTGGCAATGTTTTGGCTTGAGTTTTCAAAATCAATTTCAGTGTAATGGAGTTGACCGGCGGACCCAGCTAAATCTGTAAAAGTTTTGCCGCTTGCTTCTGTTGTCGTTGAATCGTCAACACGTACTAAACTTGTGCGGCCCGTTGTTTTATTGGTGGGTAAATTTGTGGTTGCATACCAGAATGAACCAGGGTTTGTTCGCACCATCAAATCCAAATGTTCTGATATTGAACCAACCATATCTGTGTCACCTAAATTGTATGCGTCTGCGTTGGTCAGTTCTTGAATTAGCGCTGTTGCTCCACTGGAATCAATAATGCGATTCAAAGCATTGACTCGGTTTTCCCAATCATAATCAGAACCAGTCAGCAACGATCCGCTGGAGTTGTAACCCCCGGCACCAACAGCTTGAAATTGTGAAACGTAAGCAACCCAGTCGACACAGTTTAGAGTTGTGATAATAATTGGGTTGTTGATTGAGACAGTGTTGTCATATACGACGCGCTGTGAGACATCCTGAATATAACCGGTAAACATATAATTGCTTGCAGCTGTGCGGCGAAGTCGGACCAGTTCACCTACGACCGGGATTGTCCCGAGATTCTTTAGTGAGACGTTGAGCGTGCCCGCGTCGACCGGTGACGATCCGGGCGTCCCCACGCGACCACCTTGCGAATAATCGATGCCTGACACAATTTTGGCTGTCTGGTCTGTCCACACATAGGCACTACCACTCCACGCGCCAGTCTCAAGAAGAATCTGGCCGTAAATTGGTCGTTCGATGATGGGTAATGCCATTATCGTTTCCCATTTGCTCGCTGGTAGTCCGCAAGTACCCTAGACACCTCGCGTCCGGCGCTCACAGAGTCAATGGGAGCGTTGAAGATGATTGTGGGTGCAGGTGTTGGTTGACGGTCTGCGACCGGCCCAGGACCGCTGTTAGAGTTTGAGCCGCTCGACGTACCTGTCCCACCTGAACCATAGAAACGTCGACCACCCTTCCCGCCGCCGCCGGTCTTGTAGACGCTGTGTGCGTCGTTGTATTTTTTGATTTCTCCTGTTGCAGTCTTCCAAGCGTTTGATAAGTCAATGACAAAGCCTACAATTGCGCTGACTGCTTTTGCCATATCAACGAAAGCCGTAACAATTGAATCAAGGTCTTTTTTACCTTGTGGTGAAGATAGCCATTCGCTGATTCGGGTATTCATCTCTTCCAAATATGGCAACATTGCTAAACCAATCGTGTCACCAATTTCAAGCAATTGTTGATTCATTTTCTCAAATGGTGTCGCTGATTTTTCAGCAAGT